ATCGATCAAAAGGAATTTCAACGAAGGTGATCCGCTCCGTAGCAAAATACCTTACTTTGTACACTATAAGTTTTTGCCTGGTCTTGGTTTTTATGGGTTTGGTCTCACGCATATGATAGGAGGCTTATCAAGAGCTTCAACATCAATATTAAGACAATTAATAGACGCTGGTACATTATCTAATCTTCCTGCTGGATTTAAAGCAAGGGGTGCAAGGATAAGAGATGATGAAACACCTCTTAATCCTGGCGAGTTTAGAGATGTAGACATGGTAGGTATGGACTTACGTCAAGCCATTATGCCATTGCCATTTAAAGAGCCATCACAGACACTTTATTCACTGCTTGGCACCTTAATTGATTCAGGTAGACGTTTTGCATCTATGGCTGATATGAAAGTTGGTGAGATGCAGGGCAATGCACCTGTGGGTACGACTATGGCTATTATGGAACGTGGTACAAAAGTCATGTCCGCCATACACAAACGTCTTCATTACTCACAGAAAGTTGAGTTTAAGATATTAGCTAGAATATTTGCTATGGGCACACCAATGTATCCATATCAAGTTCCAGGAGCACCTCCTGAGATAAAACAAGCTGATTTTGACCAAAGAATTGATGTGTTACCTGTTTCAGATCCAAATATATTTTCTATGTCGCAAAGAATTGCTTTAGCCCAAACACAATTACAGTTGGCTCAAAGTAATCCTGAAATACATGGACCAAATGGTATGTATCAGGCATATAGAAAAATGTATGAGGCATTGGGTGTGACAAATATTGATGCAATATTACAGCCTCCACCACAGCCAATGCCCATGAATCCAGCAAAAGAAAATCAAGAGGCATTAAGAGGGCAAAGATTACAAGCTTTTCCAGATCAAAACCATCAAGCACATATATCTGCACATTTAGCTATGATTGCTACACCAATTGCACAATCAAATGCTTCAATAGTGATGACTTTACAAGGTCATATATCAGAACATATTGCCATGATGTCAGAGATACAAGCTCAACAGGAGATCATGGGACAGATGGCTCCAGAACAACAAGCTATGATACAAGCTGATCCAATTGCAATGCAACAGATTCAAACACAAATCGCTTCAAGATCTTCTGAAATAGCAAGTGAAGTAAGCGAGCAATATGCACAGTCAATTACACCGCCTCCAACTGAAGATCCGCTAGTGTCTATAAGAAAGCAAGAATTAGCAATCAGAGGACAAGAGGTAGCTCAAAAACAACAACAATTTGAATCTGAACAACAGTTTAAGAAAGATAAAGAAAGGAATGACGTTTTATTAGATCAACAAAGATTAGATCAACAAGAAGAGTTAGCTAATCAAGCAGATCAAACAAAAAGAGATATAGCTGCTTTAAAAGAAATGAAAGGGTAGATCATGGTTAGTTCAATAAGAGAAAAAATATGGGAAGTTGAAAAACAAAAAAAAATAAAAAGAAGACTTGCAAAAGAAGGAGTTGTAGATGCCGTTGAAGAGAGGATCGAGCCAAAAAACAATCAGCAAGAACATACGCAAGTTGAAGAAAGAGAAATATCCACAGAAACAAGCAGTAGCAATAGCACTGTCAAAAGCAGGAAAACAAAGAAAAAAACAAGTGCAAAAAAAACCACAAAAAAAAAGTAGTGGTGGCATGATTAAAAAGTTTTCACCAATAGCCAGACCACAAAGGTTTCAAGGCGTATTTTAATGGAGTTTTGCTATAGATCCAGCAACAATATCACTTGCCGTAGGGGTGGCATCAAAAGCCTTTGACGCAATTAAAAAGGGATTTGCCGTAGGTCGTGATATTGAGCAAATGTCTGGAGATATTGGCAGATGGATGGGAGCTGTGTCTGATGTTGACAATGCGGAAAAACAAGCGAAGAATCCTCCCCTGTTTGGTAAGTTGTTTAAAGCTGGTTCAATTGAGGAAGCAGCTCTCGCTGCTTATGCAGCAAAAAAGAAACTTGAGGAACAAAGGTATGAACTCAAGGTTTTTTTGAACATGACGTATGGTCCACAAGCTTACAATGATCTGTTGGCTATGGAAGGTCAGATAAGAAAACAACGCCAAGAAACAATTTATAAACAACAAAAATTAAGAAGACAAATTGGTGAAGCAATTGGTTGGTTAATATGTGCTATTCTAGTTGGTGGGTTTGCCGTGTTGATTGCTAGCATTTGGATTAAACGAGCAAAAGCGGATGCTAAAATATACAATGCACCAAAAGATTACACTTATAGTCAGAAAGTTTGGCAAGGTAAAATAACTGAAAAAAAATATACAACTTGTAGACTTAAAAAAAGAATAACTTCAAAATATACTAAAAAAAAAGCTTGCATTTATCAAGGTGGCAACAAAACATATGAGTTTATGATTGAATCATTCTGCCCAAAGCAATATAAATGCGTATACAATCCAAATGGTCAAGAGCCAGACATAGACAAGGTTATGGAAAGTTTAAGGAGTATTGGCAAAAAATGACAGAAGAAAAGAAAAAACCAGTTAGCATAAATATTGATGAAAATAGTTTTGAATTATCATTAAGAATACTAAGTAATGAATTTGTAGCCATAAAGATTGGTTCAACTAATTTTTCTGGTAAACTTATAGCAGGTGGTATTTTGTTGTTATTTTTTACTTTGATTTTATTGGAGGGCTTTGGTTTGAATGAGCTATTAATGCAATGAACGCAGAAACAATAATTAAACTTAAAATATTACCAAGGTTTATGATGCTTGCGAGTACAATCATGTCTTGGAGATGTGCTGAATGGTTTATGCAACTCGATTCACCAACTGCCAGTCAATCCGCTTTCGTATCAGTCGTCATGGGCGTTATGACAGGCGTTTTCGGTATTTGGATGGGTCATGAACATAAGGTAGATAGCTCTAGCAATACAAATAAATGACTGTTTTCTTACTTGTTTGTTATTTAAACTCAAATATTGATGACAAAATACACTTTAAAAACGTCAACGATTGTATTTTTTATGCAGAAAGACTAAATAAACAAATGATTTCTGTGCCAGAAAAGGTTGAAAGTTATCAATGTATGTGTAAACTTGTATCAAAAGTTGATACAAAAAGAGTCAAGGTTTATTAGGAGGTAGCAATGTTACAAGCTTTGATAGGTCCAGTTACTGGGCTTCTCGATAAATTTATTCCAGATGCAGATCAAAAAGCGAAGCTCGCCCACGAGATAGCCACGATGTCTGAAAAACATGCCCAGGAGGCTTTACTCGCTCAATTAGAAATAAACAAAGCAGAAGCCGCCAGTGGTTCACTATTTAAAGGTGGTTGGCGACCCGCAGTTGGGTGGGTATGTGCGATTGCGTTTGCCTATCATTTTATCCTAAAAGATCTAATTATATTTGGTGCTAGTTTTGCAGGAGCGGAACTACCAGAACTGCCTGAATTTGATATGGGTACACTTTTAACTGTTCTCGGCGGCATGCTAGGAATTGGAGGACTCAGGACATATGAAAAGCAAAAAGGTCTGACAAAATGAGTGAAGGTGAACATAGAGAAGTTGCTTTATGTTACATTCACAAAATAGCAATGCAAAAAATTGAACATGTTGAACATGAGCCAGAATTTGGAAAACATTACTACACTGAATATAAATGTCCAATGTGCGTAACAACACTTAGGGAAGATCAATAATGGATGGAGTTAAATTAGCTGAACATCTTTACAAAAACATACGTCAAAGAAAAGAACAATTAAGTGAGTCTTTGGCTGATGGAGCGATAGGATCTATGGAAGACTATCGGGCAATAACAGGTGAAATACGAGGACTAACCTGGATTGAAGAAGAACTTAGAACCTCGATGAAAGGTATAGAAGATGACTAAAAAGTTGTATGTGCCAGATCGGATTTTGGCACAAAAATCAGTAAATCCGACCCCTAAAGCTATTTCAAAAGCTTTTGATCAAAAAGAAGAAAGCAACAAAAACTCTAAAGATCCGTCAAAATTAGATGTATCTATTTTAGAGAGATTACCTCAACCAACAGGATATAGGATACTTGTTATCCCTTATTACTTGTCTGAAAAGACAAAGGGAGGAATTATTATTCCTGATGCAACAAGAGATCGTGAGTCTTTTGCAACAGTCGTAGCTTATGTCGTTAAGCTTGGTTCTGACGCTTATAAAGATTCTGATAAATTCCCAAATGGACCATACTGTTCTGAGAAGAATTGGGTACTTATGGGTAGATATGCTGGAAATAGGTTCAAAGTGGATGGTCTTGAGCTAAGAATCATAAATGACGATAATATTATAGCTACAATACTTGACCCAGCAGATATTTCTTATATATAGTGGAGGTAATGATGAACGAAGCACAAGAAAATAAAGTAGAAGAGTTTTCTAACGAAAGTGAATTTGTTGTAGAACTTGATGATAATCAAGATTCTACTTCTAAAGAAGCTCAATCTGAAAAAGACGAACAGACAATTGTTCGTAGTCAAGAAAATGATGAGCATGAATCATATAGTGAGAAAGTTCAAAAAAGAATTGATGCACTTACTGCAAAAAGAAAAGCTGCAGAAGATGATGCAAACAATGCCATAAGTTATGGTAAGCAAGTTGAAGAAGAGAACAAAAGGCTTAGAAAGCAACTTGAAACTTATACAAATGGTTACACAAATGAGTTTGACTCCAGAGTTTCATCTCAAGAATCTCAAGTTAAAGCTTTATTAAAAGAGGCTATGGATGCCAATGACCCTGAGAAAGTCGCTGAAGCAACCGCAGCTTTAACTCAAGTCAATAT